TACTACCGCCTTAATGCCGGTGGCTTCGGTTATCTGTTCAATGCGGTCACCGAGTCCCTTTGGCTTCCGCCCACGTCTGGTACTCTTTGTCGCAGGTAAGTTTGATTTTGTCTCTTCCATTTTTTAACGTGTTATAAATAGACCTTAAAGAAATCTTTGTTGCCTCCGATAATTTGCGAAGCGATACATCCCCATCGTGGTAAATCGTGAACAACTTATTGTCGTACCAATCCCATTTAGATACCTCGTCCTTGACGGCATCAAGTAACACGGTTAATGCCTGGTCTGACTCTATGTTATAAATCTCTTCCTTATCGTCAAACTCTTCGATTGATACGAATTTGATTCTTGCTCGTTGCGTCATCTCCCGTAGGTACATATTGCGCAAGGTTATGTAGACGAAAAACGTATTCACGTCATCATCCCCGTATTCGAGCTTTTCGGGATTGTCTACGTACTGATACAACCTCAGGTACATATCCTGCACAAGGTCGTGAGCGTCATCCCGGTCAAGACCGAAAGACCTCGCCATACGTAGCCAGTCCTCGTGGCGCTTTGCTAATCGGGGTAGGATTCCCATAATATCTCGACTAAGATAATGCCAAGGCAAACTTCCACGCTATGTAGGTCACAATCCTCGAATTCTGTCTTACTCCAATTAGCACCCAATAGAAAACCGTACAACGGATAAAAGTTAACGCTAAATCCCATTAACGAATTCTTTAAGCGTTGCCAACTTGGCTTCAAGTTCTTTTACTTGGTTAACCAATTTAGCATTCTGCTCTAACAAATAATCGTAATTGAGTACGCTTGTAACCATTCGGTCTTCTTCCGTTTCCTCCGGTTCTGGAAGCGGGCCTCGTAGATTGTGCGCTATTTCTAATGTTGCTTCGTAAAACTTATCCCTTGGGAATTTGAGCTTTTCGTAGTGAATAATCGTAGCGTGAGTCTTGCCCATCTGCCTGCCTAATTCAGTAAGCGTGAAGAATGGGCGGAATGCTTTTACGTATGCTGCTCGGACTTTAACATTGTTCCAGTCTCGTGTGCCTTTATCGGTGTATCCGATGTTTTTGCAGAATTGTTTGTAGTTCATCTTTTATTGTAAGTTTTTGTAGCATATTTCACCATCCTCAAACCACTCAACACGAAGAAGCTTAAGGTCTGGAACACTAAATACCACGCTATATATACAATCAATAAAATACGGGTAGCATATTGCATTGCCTTTAAGCTCGGACGCTTTTAAGTCCGCAATCATTTCAGGGACATTAAATAAAATTTCCTCAAGCAATTCAGTTTCAAGTTCTGCTGGTTTCATAAGTTTTACCTTGTTTATCTTTTAGTTCCAACGTATTTTGCGTTGCCTCTTTCTTTTTGGATTAGTATATGGAAGTACGGTACTTCGTAATTCTTGCCGTGTTCGTCTTCAATGAGGTACCAGGCACTCCATTGGCTCCAACTTACCGGGCGCCAATAGTCCAATACCAAGAACTTCTTTCCATTGATTGCAAACACCTCATTTGGTGCAAAAGGTACAGGAATAATCATAGCGATAGATTTTCTTTGATTTGCTCTAACTCTTTCTTCAGGGCATCAATCTCAATTAAACGCTCCCGGTTCTGAATAAGCAGGCGAGCGTTTTCTACTCGTGCCTCGTTTAGCCGTTTATCAATGTGGCGTTTCATATCTACCATATCCTCCAGCATCTGCGTAGCACGCCATACGGATAGCATATTATCAACGATGTGCGGTTGGTTGGGGTTGGCCAATGCCATTTCATTTAACCACCGAACAACATCGCTTACTTGCAGGATTTTATCCCTAACGTAAATCTCCCAAGAATCTTGACTAAAATGGGTCATCTGAATAAATTATAGTTTGAATAGGTGCTTGAACATCGAGCAAGTTAATGTTATTATGGGTAAACCCAACATTACCTTTCATAGAGCGAATCCTGATAGGGTCGGATAGCGGTGTTGGTCTGCCTCCGGTCTCCATCTCCTTGGTTTTGCGGACGTGAATCTCGGTAAATACCCAATCCGTTAAGTGTTGTGCGTACCGGTGAATGATAACAACGGCATCGGCACGGTTACCCCACTTGCCGCCTCCTTCAATGTCTGAAGTCATTGGTGGTGTGGGTAGGCCAGCGTAAGCGTGGCCGTTAGGATGAGTCCTACGCATTGCTTCCGTAACCGGGTGGGTGTTTACGATTGTGGTAACTGCGTTCTTGTGGGCAAAGATTCGCACGGCAGATGCTACCTCGTAGTGGTACTCGTGCATTCCCGATTTCCCAAGCTTCTTTTGGTCTGTAACAAGGGAATTGTAAGGGTCTATCAGGCATCCGGTGTACTGCCATTCTTCGTGTATCTCCTCCATTATCCGAAGAAGGTCAAATGCGTTATATAGATTGTTGCTATCTATAAACCGAAAATGCTCATCAATGTAATCCAAGTGGCGGTACATCTTTGCCTCCGTCACGTTCTGGATGGGTTCGCAGGATAAGAACTCAATCAACTTGCGCTTAAGTGAGTGAACCTCGTTCTCGGATGAATACACCAACCACTTTTTGTCGTAGTTCATTGTCTGCATCAGCATCAGGTAAATCAACGTGTGCGTCTTACCTACGTTGGCGTGGCCAGTAACAACAACGAACTCTCCGTCCTTGAAACGAAGGAACTCATCAATTACCGGATGGCCAAGTTTGCCTGTGTCGTAGTACTTTCCGCCTCTTGCTCTTTCAAGGAACGGCAATACTTTATCGTTTGAAATTAGGTCAGGATGTTTCATAGGGCAAACGTAAACAAAAAATCAATACGAAAAAACATTAGGCAAAAAAAAGCCCCTCCGGAGAGGGGCTAAAAACCAGTCATTATGAAACACCTAAAACGGACTGGATTCTTCTACACGAGCTGCAAAGTGTTCTTGGTGGGTAGCACCGTGGGTGCCGGACATCCAAGCATTAAACTTCTCTGCCAACTCAAAGATTTTCTCTACGGGAATTGTTGAACCTTGGGCAACATAAGCTGCTGACATCTCAACTGCTGACTTCAATGCTACCTGGCGAATGATAGATGCGCTGCGGTCATCGTTTGCTTTTGGTGCTGAAGGTGTCCAGGCGGGGCGGTCTCCACGTTGAATTTTGATGGTACCTTTCTCGTTCTTGGTATACTCGACCTCGTCACCTACTTTGTACGATGGGGTTTGACTCTTGGCGAATGCGGTTCCAAATTCTCCGTCATCAAAGCGGATGTCTAATTTGTAGAACTCGTTCCATTGGCCGTTCGGGGTGATGCTTGTGATTTTAGGCATTGTGCAATTCGTTTAAAAGGGTTCTTTTTAATACTTCGTTTTCTGCTTCGAGGAATTCCATCCGTGATGCCATCGCCTCGACTCGATGTTGAAGGAACTCTACCATCTGTGCGGCAGATTCCTGAGACCAGTTTGTTCGTTGTCCGTATTCCATAGAATAGTTTTAGGTGTTAGACAGGACAAACATACGCAAAAAAATTAACATACAACTCCCTTACCAAAAAAAATTACCTGACCGGTATTCTTTGTTAGGTCGTGGTCACGGCTAATAACAACCTTAGTTACAAATCTGGTATTATCGTCTTCGATACCTCCCCACTTGCGTAATGCGTCCAAGGCAAACTTAATCGCCATAATGCAGTTATCGTTATCGTATCCGTAGTTGTGGCGTAGGGTTGCCGTAATCGTCTTGAATCGTGTTTTGTCGTATGTTGCTAACTGCGCCAGGACTTCCTCCGTAAACTTATCCTTGGCCTTCTTCCGAACTATCCAATGCTTAGACGAATAGAACTGATTCAAGGAAGGCACCTTGGATAGCGTAACGATAATCTCAATGTCCGTTACCGGGCCTTTGCAGCGCATCAAATGAAAGAATCACAAACACCGTCAAACTCTACCGGGTTTTGGTAGGCATAGTCCTCAATCTGCTTCAGTTCACGTTGCAGGTGGATTATTGCTTTGGTAATATCTTGCTCGGCAGGATTGCCGGCCTTCTTACCGGCACGAAGCAGGTAGGCGATTGCTACACCCAAGTTGTAATTGTCGTGGGCGAAGTCCTGAACCACGTCAAAAGCTTCAATGCCTTTGAACTTGCCGATGTAGTATTCAGGGACGTTCGTCCCAATAGAGGAAGACTTGGTGGAATCCTTGGTGTTCATTTGTCAAAGTTTTTCTTTCCTGCTTCCCAGGTGTTGTATTTTCTGATTGCTGCTGCTTCGTTTTCGCTTCTGGGGTAGTCGCAGAATCCGAAATGGTTGAGGAAGGCGTTGGTGTAGTCATTCGGAATTTGTTTTAATTCCATAGCAAGGTATTTCTTGCGTCTGTCGTTTCTTTCTGTTGCCATATTGC